GCATTTAAATCTACCTTCATCAAAGTTGATACCTGCTGAGGCGTGTTTATCGCCGTGGAATGGGCATCTAATTTTTCGCCACCCACTGCCCCTAGCAGGCAGGGTGGCGCCTACATAAAGTAGGTAGTCCTCAATACTATGTTTGTCCATCTGCTTTCTTCAGTAGTGCTAGCCATATGCTTGCTGGCATTGTGGCATACCACTCACCGACATCTCCTTTACCTTTTCGCTTGTGTATAACTACACCTGTCCAGGCATTATCGTTCTTCATTTCTACTTCTAACTCTGCTGTCCAGCCTGCAAGGTCTAACTTGGCGTGGTTCTTAATCTCAATGGTAACTCCTGGCACACCGCTTATATCGCCTTTGTCTAAGGTTGCTCCTGCGAGTCTGCGGTCTGCGTACTTATAACCATTAGCCTTTAACCAAGCAACGACATCTCGTTCTGCTTGGCTACCCTTGCGTTTGGCTGGATTACTCAAGTGCTTCTTTTGCTATTCTTGCTACGGCTTTAGATATTAATTCATACAACTCATCGTTATTATATAACTCATCAACAACAATATTCCACTCACCCTCTGATAGGGCTTCGCCACGAAAGACTTCTATATCTTCCTTGGTAAATGAGCAGTCCCATATTTTAGTTTCCATATATCGGCTCCTGCATATACTTGATTTGGACATCATCCAAATACATATTGTCTGGGTTGAAGGCAAGACTTACATAGTTGTTACCTGTCTGGTCTGCTCGCCCGTATCTGTTCTTGACTGGGGCTACGCAGAGATAGGTTTCATCACCTTGTTTCATCTGCCCGATAGTCAGAACCATTGCTGGTATCTGGTTGACCAGACCCTGAATGGCTGACCGTGGCTGGCAGGGATAGCCATCAAAGCCTTCCTTGGTATGGTGTAGAACAAGCACTGCTGAGTTGGTATCTCTTGCAAGATACTTCAACTCTTTCATTGCTGCCCGCATACCTTGGAACTCTTCGTGTCCATCCATTGCTATGTCCATTAGATTATCTACAACAATAAGCGTAGGACTTCTGCCCCATACTGTCTCAAATGCGCTGACTTCATCATCCAAATCCTTAAGAGTTGGTGTTGATTCAAAGGACCAGAACAAGTGGTTGTTCATAACCAATACTTCTTCTGCCTTCTCTGGTTCACGCTTGAGTAATAGTTCTGCTGCTTGCTGTGAGATACGACTGGACATTGCTACTAATCGCATAGCCATAGTGTGAGCATTGGTATCTGCGCTGAAGTACAGCGTAGGAACCTTGGCTCTGGCTGCGATTGCCAGTGCAACTGATGACTTACCAGCACCAGGAGTGCCAGCAATCATCGTGATTTCTGCACGACGCAGGATAATTCCTGCCCGCTCAAAAGCCGCAAAGGCGGGCGGTAATGGTTCTCCGCCCACCTCTGCTTTGCTGATACTACGCTTTAGCGTACGCATCTTGTTCTTCTAGTTCGTCTAATATAACTATTGGATAGTGGGTTGTTCCCCACATAAATAAACGATTACCAACTGTCATTGCTTTTCTAGCAATAAATTGTTGCATCATTATATTAACTTTCCATAGTTGCATTATTTCACCTGGTCAGGTACGAATGTGTTCCACTCTGGTGTGCCTACTCTTGCGTAGACATTCTTGCACTTATCAAACGAACCCTTTGGGGCTGGGCAGAAGTAACCACGATATAACTTACCGTCCTTACCTGTGCCCTGGATGGCTGTCATCTTGCCGTGAGGGCAAGCCTTGCCACCGATTGATGGTGCTGCTGCTGCTGTAGAAGCCCAATCACCTGACGGTGATGGTGTTGTTTCTACAATGCTTGCGCCCAACGCTGATGCTACCTGTGCTGGTGACATTGGTGCTGGGCTAGATTGGTTTTTTGCTGCTGCTTCTAGTTCAGATACCGCAGACTTGATTGCTTCCAACGCCTCAACTACAAGGTTGTCTAGTTGGTTTCCTGTTTCGGCGCGGACAGTAATAAGACTGCCTGCTGGTGATTTAACTGTGATACTGATTGGTGCCTCAGTTGATGACACTATCTTCTCCTTGCTCTGGGAACGGAGTGATGAGACCTTTCTTGTCTCGCCACTGTCTGACTTTCATTGCAAAATCTAAGACCCTTCTTACCCTCTACTATGTCAATCCAAACTAATTTGCACAAGCCTGTGCCTGCTGGCAGATGGATAATGATGGCTCTTTCTTTGTTGACGTCACCCCATTTACTACGGGTTGCCGTCTCCACATCGTAAGGCAACCCGTTAGCATAGATTGCTAACTGGATTGCGATATTGTTTGGATGGTCTATACGACCTGTCTTTATATCTGCAATGAATAACTCGCCATTGTATTCAACAAGTCTGTCTGGTGTGCCAGCAATTTTGTATTTATCTAGCACGCAGAATTGTTCAATGCGAATCTTATTTAGTTTTTTTGTAGCCTGCTCATAAGCAGTTAAGTCCCCTGCCCACTCGCTTGGGATTGGTCCTATGTCCAAACCCAAATCTAGTTTCTCAGTGAAGGTATGTAATGCGGTGCCAATAGTTGCTGCCTTACTAGCACCTGCTACTTCCATAGCATCTTCTATGTATTTGTTGATTGCCATCTTATCATCTTGTGCTGCGTTGATGGCTAACAGTAAGTCGCTGCGAACTGACAACCCAATCGCTGCCATACGCATCTTCCACGCTGTTAGTGCAGCAGGGTCATCAAGACTGTTGGCAATAGTTGTAGCCCTGGTATAGGGCTCTGGCTTGCCACCTTTCGGTGGCTTAACTAGCGGGCGACCATAACGGTCCCGCTCTATTTCTACTCGCATATGTCTGCCTATGTCTCCTTGTTTATGAGGCAGGCTGGTAAAGGAGACTAATCAAAAACCAGCCTGCGCTCGTCACAGAATAGTACCAGAGAAATGAAGGAAACTCTGGTGACTATCCAAGTCGGCGTGTTACTGTTGCTCTACGCTTTCTACCTCAATAGACCAGTCATTAAGGTCACCTTCACCGCTGTATTCTGCACTGAGATAGTTCTCAACTGCTTCTCTGGCATCATCTTCTGAGTCAGCCTCAATATCTGTGACTTCAAAGTTAATAGTACCTATCACGGTGAACAAAGTCTTAAGTGTATCTGCGCCAATGTCTCTGAGCATCTGGTTGATGTCTTCAACTTGAAAGGTTAACTCTGTTTCTCCTGCTTCATATTCATTGCTGAAGAAATTAAAGACTTGTTTACGAACATTAAATAATTTAGTTGAGTATCTACTATCTTGTTCGTGTACTTCTTTTAACTCTACACGCAGTTGGTCACGCTCTTTGATAGCACTTACTGCCATATCCTCTGTGAATTTGGTAGTGCTGCCATCATCATTTGTAATTAGTAGTTCCATTGCTGTCTCCTTATGCTGTTAGTAGTTCAAGTGCTCGGAGTTTCAGGCTATCCGAGCCACCAGACATCGCTCGGATGCCTGACTGTGTACCCTTATCCTGCTTGCCGTGGTCGGCATACTCAATTACTGCCTGCCACAAACCGAACTCCGTATCACGGATGTTTTCTTGTGTTGGGCTGTTGGTAAAGATGTTCATTGCTATATGCCGTGCTGTATTGGCACGGGTCAACTGCATCTTCTCACCAGTAGATAGCAAAGCCAATGGCTTGTCTTCAATGGTGGTAGGTAGCGGGAACACTTTCTTAAAGTAGTTAAGTGCGTGTTCACGGCTAGCCTCTTTGGTTAGCAGATGATTTGCTATATCTGAATACACCTGGATGTTGTCATAGGTTAGCCCCATAATGTGACGGATTTGTCCGACATCTAGTTTGCTACCTGATGTGTGCTTCAGACTATAGGTGAACTTGTTTGTATTTCTAAACAGTTTGTTAATCTGATTAGAGCAGAACAAGCGCTCAATGATTGGCTTGATGATGACTGAACTGCTGCCATCGTGGCTAGTCTTAGCCAAGATGAAGGCTGCGTGTGGGTCATTGGCTACATTGATTTCATTAGGTAGTTGTAGCAACATCCATACCTTTGCACCGTGGTCATACTCACCCGCTGCTGCATAGCGAGCCTCACCTGAATCAA